GATCCTAAATTACAAAGAATAAACAATAATATAACAAACATTATTTGTGAAATCGGTAATGTTTGTGAATGTATATTTGGAGACAAATAATGCCTGCACTCTCGCAACAACAACAAAAAATAATGGGACTTGCTCTTGCATATAAAAAAGGAAAAGTTCCTTCATCAAAAGTTAGTAAATCTGTTAAGGATTTGGCAAGTTCTATGTCTACAAAAGAATTAGAAAAATATGCTGGAACTAAACATAAAGGTCTTCCAAAAAAAGTCGGTGAAACAAAAACCACAATGACAAGAGAAGAAATAAATAAACTTGTTGCAGATGCGGTTCAAGAAGTAATGGGTGAAAGATTTAGTACAAAACGATTGACATCCGAACAGAAACAACAATATATCGAGGCAATATCTCGTTATAATGAATATCGTTCAGTAGTACATCGTTCTAAACAACTTCCAGAAATAGTTAGTGAAATTAAAAGACTTGTTGAGTTTGCAAGTAAAAATATGGTTGAAGAATCTGGTGATTGGTTTGAGGGTATGTCACATTCTCGTAACACAAAAAGGTTAAAGGAATCTGTCATTATGTTTGAAAAAACATCAGCAAAAATTGTAAAATTACAAAGAACTTTGGAATCTATCTATGAAAATATAGGTAAACATCTTGGTAGATTCTATGAAATAAAAGATAATCAATAAACAATAAGGAACAAAGGTTATGACAGACAGAGTGTATACTAACTCTAAGCCCGCCCATGTAAAAGTTAAAAATACGGGCATGAATGTTGATGTTATGATTAAAATTTTCAAGCGTAAGGTAAAGGAAGCCGGTATTCTTGAAGAATATAAAAATCGTATGGAATACATCAAACCATCGAAGAAAAAAGCAGAAAAGAGAAATGCGGCGATTAGACGCCAAAGAAAACTTGATAATGAAAATAATTAAGCAGTGGAGAAATATAGATGACCTTTCTTAGTATTAAAAAACTAATCCGTGAAGAATTGCGGAAAGTTATTGAAAACCGAGAAAGGTTATCCTCTTTTTTGGCAGAAGATGAAAAACCTGCAAGTCAAGATCCTGATAAAATGCTTGTGGTAAATAAAGAAAGTGGTAAATCATACTACATAAATAAAGATAGTTTTGATCCTTCAAAACATAGTAAATCCGCAACAAAGAAGACAACAAAAGAAGAAGAAGAACCAGCAGAGACTCCTGCTGAAACTCCTGCGGAAACACCAACAGAAACTCCATCAGAAAAACCAGAAGAAACTCCTACGGAAGAAAAACCAGAAGAGAAAAAAAAGGAAGAAGAAAAACCGGAGGAAAAACCGGAAGAGAAGACTGATGAAAAACCCGAAGAGAAATCAGAGGAAAAACCAGAAGAGGAAAAAAAGGAAGAAGAAAAACCAAAAGAACCAAATGAAGAAAAAACTGGATTAAAAACAGTTGGTTTTCTTAAACCAATTGAAGTAGAAAAATTGAGTAAAAAAACAACTGAAATATATCCAGAATCACAAGATAAATTGCTTAATTTTGATTACGAAGAAATATTGGATATGTACGATTCAGTTATTGGCAAAGATAAAGACTTAAAAGAATTGTATAAACGAGTGGAAACTATTGCGGTATCCAAACATACGATAATAAGTAAAAAAGAATTAGATAAAGAAACAACAACTGCACTTCAACATTATTATCTAAACTCTGGACATATAAATAATATTATAAGATTTGCCAAAGAACTTATGTCACCCAAAGAAATTGAAAAACAATTTAAGTTGGGTAAACCAAAAGAAGGCGATAAAAGAGAAAAACTTTATAACAGTGCAATGAATGCATTTACAATTCGTAGTTTAGATTATGCATTTACGGAACAAATGCAGAGATTAGATTATAATATAGTTTCATATCGTTCTGTTGAAAACGAAGATGTATTACAGGCATTTATAGATGCAGGTCAATGGGTAGATGAAGTGTTTGTAACAACATCATTTAATCCACTTATATGTGAAGGTGGTAATAAAAAAAGATTACCATTATTTGAGTTCTTGATTCCGGCTGGAACTTCTGTATTAACTTTACCATGTCATTCAAATGATTATTGTCACGAAACAGAAGTTACACTTCCAAGAAATTGTAGATACACGATTCAAGGTTTTAACGATAAAAGAAATATTTACAAAGTATTAGTGGAAGAAAATTATGGCTGATGAGAAGAAAATAGATACGAAAGATAGAAACAAAAGATACACCTACACTGAAAACGATGTAAAATATATTTTTGCATACGGTCCTCCTGAAAAAAAATCACAAAAAACTACTGAAAAAAATAATTAACACATAATTATATTTACAAAATACTCTATCGAAGAATTAAAGAATATCTTCACCTTATAGAGTTTTATTATTATTTTTACATGAATTAGTTGTTAATAATAACACTAAAATAGTTGGAGATTCCAAATGAATGATTTATTGAAAGAAGCAATTGCCGATGCTAAAGCCGTTAAGGAAGTAGCACTTGCAAATGCAAAACTCGCGTTGGAAGAGGCATTCACACCTCGTCTTCAATCCATGCTTTCAAAAAAATTGGCAGAAGAGGCAGAAGCCGAAGAGCCAGTAGAAGAAGGTGAGGGTGAAGAAGAAGCACCAGTTGAAGAGGATTATGGTAATGATTGGTTTGAAGAAGAGCCAGGATCCATGTCAGAAGGTGACGATGAAGAAGCCCCAGTTGAAGAAGGTGAAGATGAGGAAGCACCTGTTGAAGAAGGTGAAGACGAAGAAGCACCGGTAGAAGAAGGTGAAGATGAAGAAGAACCAATGGATGAAGATTTGATGGAAATAATCCGTCAACTCGAAGAAGACATTGATTCATCAGAAATCGGTACAGGCGATAACAAAAAACCTTCAGCAGTAGCATCTGATGATAGCACAGAAGACAAGAAAGAAAAACTTGTTCAACTTGTAGAAGAAGAAGATGAAGACGCTGAAGAAGTTGCTGAAATCAAAGAAATTCTTCGTGCTCTTCGTGAGGAAGAAGAAGGTGAAACAAAAGAAGCACCTGTTGAAGAAGGTGATGATGAAGAAGAAGTTGACATCAAAGAAGTTCTTCGTGCTCTTCGTGAAGAAGATGAAGAAGAAAAGGTTGAAGAAACCGAAGACGAACAAGAAAAAGAAATGGCAGAAGCAAGACTTCGTGAAGCTTATGCTGTTATCAAATTCTTGCGTTCAAAAATCAATGAAGTTAATCTTTTGAATTCAAAATTGCTTTTCTCTAACAAATTGTTTAGAAAACACTCTTTGAGTGAGCGTCAAAAGATGACAGTCATTGAAAACTTTGACCGTGCATCAAGTCTGCGTGAAGTTAAATTAGTTTTCGCAACTTTAAGTGAGGCATTGAAGACTGCAAAGATTAAACCTATTAAAGAATCTTTCGCTTCAAAACCTACTGCAAGTACACGCCCAACTAAACCTATCTTAACAGAAGGTGATAATATGGCGAATCGTTTACGCAAATTAGCTGGTTTAAAATAATTTTAATTATAAGGATAAAAAAATGAGTATACAATCTATTTTAAATGCTTCTGGGAATCCCCACAAAGCACTTATCAATGAAAACCGTCAAATCGTGTCCAAATGGGCAAAGACAGGTCTTCTTGATAACTTGAACAACGATTACGAAAAGAACTCAATCGCAGTTCTTCTTGAAAATCAGGCAAAACAACTTATCGAAGAATCAAACAGAACAGGTACAGCAGCTGGTTCAGAAGAATGGGCAGGTGTTGCACTTCCATTGGTTCGCCGTATTTTCTCTGAAATTGCTGCGAAAGATTTCGTTTCTGTTCAACCAATGAACTTACCTTCTGGTCTTGTGTTCTTCCTTGACTTCAAATATGGTACAGCACAACCTGGTTTCACAACTGGTGCCGGTAAAGATTCACAAGCTGACTCTGTATTCGGTGTGACTGGTAAAGATGCAAAAGACGCTGATCCTTCAGGCGGTCTTTATGGTGCAGGTCGTTTTGGTTATTCAATCAATGAAGCATTGATCACATCAACCAAAGCTGCTGCTCTTTCTGGTACAGAATTCGTAACAGGTTCAGTATCCGCTGCAACACCATCATTGTTCCAACACGATACAGAATTCCAAAATGCTTACTCTGCATCTCTTGCAGCTGGTAACATTATGACAATCACAGTTCAATCTGCATCATTGTCTGGTGTTGATCTTGAAGCAGTTCGTGCTTTCAAAGTATCTGGTTCAACAATTCTTGGTTACTTCCCACAATACACAACAACTGCAAATAACGGTTCAACAGTTACTTTCGTTGTATCTGCTTCCGCTGCTCCTGCAACAGTTGGTATTGCTTATGAAAAACAACCTACATCAGTATCTCGCGGTGACTTTGAAGAAGGTGCAGCTGGTGCAGATTTGGGTATACCAGAAATCAATCTTGAATTGCGTTCAGAATCAATCGTTGCTAAAACACGCAAGTTGAAAGCCGTTTGGACACCTGAATTCGCACAAGATTTGAATGCATATCACTCAATCGATGCTGAAGCAGAATTAACATCTATGTTGTCTGAATACATTTCACAAGAAATTGATTTGGAAATTCTTGATATGTTGATTAAGAATGCACAAACAACAGAAAGATGGTCTGCTCGTATCGGTCGCACTTATGAT